ATCTGTAGAGCAGATTCAAAAAAGCGACTGTACGTCATACCTGAAGAAGTCATGATTCAATTCGCAAAAGACATGGGTTGGATGTTGGGCTTCAAAACAAAAGAAACAGAAATAGTGAAAGAAGGAGATAATGATGAATGACGTTATTGATTTAGGATTAATGAGTGAGGGTAGCAATGAGTATATACGCTTTAAGCCCTCTGTTAATGCGTGGATAGCTGATGGCGATGAGCTACAGCTAGAAGATGTATTATTAGACCCAAGTACCTTAAAGGTGGGTTGGGGCAAGATAGCCGAAGGGCAAGCTCCTGAGTGGACATGGGATGAAAAGCTAGGGAAGAAATCCCCTTCCCCATCACCAGAGCATAGGCGTGGGTTTTCCGTCATGCTGAAGATTAAGGACAAGGGATGGCGTGAATGGTCAGCCAATGGCGTTGGCGTGATGAAAGGCTTTTCTGAGTTGTGGCAAGTCGTTGGTCTCCAAGTGAAGGACAATCAGGGCAAAGCCGTACATCTTAAATACAAAGGCGCAAGAATGGAAAAGATAGGGCAAGGCACTACGCGTATTCCAGAGTTTGATGTGAAGACATGGCGTGAGATGACCGATAGACCACCAGTAAAAGAGGATGCTGTTGTGGTTGAGGATGCAAACCCTGATCTACCTGATGACGAGATTCCTTTCTAAAAATACCTGTCAACTGGGGGCGTAACTGCCCCCTCTTTTTTTTTGAGCCATCAATGAACAATAGCTATCTATTACCAGATAACAATGTATGCGTATCTTTCTCAGGGGGAAGAACATCAGCCTTTATGCTCTATAAAATACTTGAGGCGCAAAATTGGACATTGCCTGAGAGATGTAAGGTTGTGTTTACGAACACTGGTCGAGAGATGCCTGAGACGTATGATTTTGTCCAGAGATGTAGTGATGAGTGGGGTGTTCCTGTTACTTGGCTTGAGTATAGAGTTATTAGAGATGACGAAAAGAATAAAAACAGACATACCTTTGAGATAGTCAATCATAATTCTGCGTCACGTAATGGAGAGCCTTTTGAGGCTTTAGTAAGAGCTAGAAAAACACTTCCCAATAATTTTCAAAGATTTTGCACAGTTGAGATGAAAATACTCACAATAAAAAGATATTTAAAAAGTGTTGGCTGGAAAAGATGGTTTAACACTGTTGGCATAAGAGCAGATGAACAACATAGGCTCAAAGAAAGTCCTGATAAGGATATAATAAATTTGTATCCACTAGCTTTAGCAAATCACAGTAAAAAAGACGTTATGGCATTTTGGAAGCAACAGCCCTTTGATTTGAAAGTAACCGCTGGCTTTGGAAATTGTGATGGGTGCTTTTTGAAGAGTGAAAAGAATATTGCAGCTTTGTGGCGTTTACATCCAGAACGTGCTGAGTGGTGGGTGAAGTTAGAAGAAGATATTCATGCTAGCAGACAAAAATCAAGAACCTTCCATAAAACAAGAACCTACAAAGAAATAGGTGAGTTTGTTTCTCGTCAGGGAGATTGGATATTTGATACTGAGGGTATTCTTTGTCAGGCAGATGATGGGGAGTGTACTGGATGATAGCTATAGTCACATATACAATGTATCTCATTACAGTTACGGACATAGAGACCGCTAATCTCGAAGTACATCGCTTGGTGTTTGATAATCATAGGGATTGTGTGCGTCTTGCAGAGGCTATTAATCAGGTACGAGACCCAATATCAACTAAGAAGAATTGCAGAAGTGTCATTTCCTACTTTGAGGATTTGCCATGAATAAAGCACAACAAATAGTAGGCTTTAGTGCCAATAGAGAAAAAAATGATTTTTATGCTACTCCTGAAGAGTCAACTGAGAAGCTATTAAGGGTTACGTCCTTTAGAGGTGACATATATGAGCCTTGCTGCGGTCAGGGGCATATATCAAAAGTACTTATTAAACATGGATATAAGGTCTTCTCCAGTGACCTTGTAGATAGAGGTTATGGCACACCTCGTATTGACTTTCTTATGGAGACTCAAAAACACGATAATATCGTCACTAATCCTCCATTCAAGAACGCTCTGGAGTTCGCTGAGAGGGCATTAGAGCTATCTAGATATAAAGTGGCATTACTCCTCAAACTGAGCTTTCTGGAGGGTGTAGCAAGGCGTAATTTCTTTAGGAGCTATCCACCAGAAAAGGTATGGGTGTTTAGTCAGAGACAGGCTTTGATGAAAAATGGTGAGCCTCATTCTGGTGGGATGTTAGCGTTGTCATGGTTTGTATGGAGTAAGGGTAATATTGAATCCCCTACTATTGGGTGGGTGTGATGATACAGCAGCACATCAAAGAAATAGCCTTAGATTTATTGGGAGAGCCTAACAAGAAGCTATCTACAGATAAGGAGCTGCGCTTTGGTACTTATGGCTCAATGTCGGTGGATTTGGAAAAGGGTACGTTTTTTAGCCATGAGGATAATGAAGGTGGAGGAACGATTGACCTGGTGAAGAGATATGTTAGTGACCATGTAGATTACTTGAAGAAATATGAAGAGCCAAAGAACAGAGATAATATAAAAGATATATATCCCTATACCGATAAGGATGGAAAGACTTTATACGAGGTAGTACGTTTTGAGCCTAAGACGTTTAGACCAAGACGAATGAATGGCACTGGCTATGTCTGGAATCTACAGGGGGTTGTGCAAGTACCTTATCGATTGAAGGATATTTATGATAGGCGTGATGAAATAATCTACATTGTTGAGGGCGAGAAAGACGCAAATACTCTGGCGAAGATGGGGTATGTGGCTACAACGAATTGTTTTGGGGCGAGTAATTGGAAGCCGGAGATTAATAGTCACTTCTCAGGGCGTGATTGTGTGATTGTGCCAGATAATGATGATGAGGGGCGCAAACACGCAGATAAGGTTGTAGAGCAGCTAAAGAGTGTGTGTAACAGCCTCAAGGTTGTACATCTGCCTTTGGGCAATCAGAAGGAAGATGTAACGGATTACTTTGGGTGGCTGGGGTCAAAGGAAGAGTTCGATAAGCTCGTAAAGGATGCCCCGTCCATTAAGTGTAAGCCGGAGAGTACAGTGCCGTTTCAATCGTGGACAGTCGTAGACGCAATGACTATACCACCGCGTAGGTTTCTCTATGACAATCATTATATTAGGAATTTTGCCAGTATCACCATCGCTACAGGCGGTGTAGGTAAATCTACCTTGTGTCTTACAGAAATGATAGCGATGGCTACTGGGCGTGATCTATTGGGTGTAGAGCCAACGGAAAGGCTGAAGGTTCTGTATTTTAATGGAGAAGACCCAATGGAAGAAATACAGAGGCGTTGTGTGGCAACGTGTGAGCATTTTGGAGTGCCACAGGAGGAGTTGGTAGATCATCTGTATATCGCAAGTGGAAGGGATTATGATCTTCTGCTGAGTGAAGGATTTGAGGGAGAGATAAACGAGGGGAGTTTTAAGCTGTTGGAGGACTTCTGTAAGGATAAAGGTATTGATGTCTTCTGTGCAGACCCATTGGCGAATATGACTACAAGTGGGGAGACTAATGAAGTGTTTCGGACATTGGCAAAAAGGCTATCGGATTTGGCTGATAGCTGTGGGATATCTATTGAACTGGTGCATCACACTCGTAAGGGAAATGGATTAGATACAAATGTTGAAAGTGCGAGGGGTGGGTCTTCTCTGATAGCAGCAGTAAGAAGTGCCAGGGTGCTGTCTCCTATGACAAAGGAAGAAGCGGATAAGGCTGGGCTAGAGAGCCATGTCAATCACTTCAGGGTTGAGGTGGGAAAGAGCAATCTGGCGAGACCTATGGATAAAGCACTGTGGTTTGAGAAAAGGTCTCATGCTTTGGATAATGGCGATAGTTGTGCGGTTCTGGAGAAGTGGGAGTTCCCTGATGCGTTCTCTGGGATGTCTGTTGAGTTGGGGCGCAAAATACAAAGACGTATTGAAAGTGAGAGACCAAAGCATAGTCCGAGGGCTGAGAATTGGGCTGGCAAAATCATCATTGAGGTGTTGGAGCTTGATATTAAGGATAGCGATAAGTTAGCGAGAAGTAAGGCGAGTACGATACTCAAGGAGTGGGTACGGACTGGGGTTGTGGAGGTGTATGAAGACCATGATGGAAGACAGGGAAGGATGACAAAATTCTACTGTCAGGGGAAGAATATTTTAGAGGAGTAGAGCATGACGAAGGATGATTATGAGAATATATTTGCACTAAAACCTATCACTAAAGATGAGAGGATGCAGCAGTTACGAGTGCTAAAACCAGAGACTAAAGAGAGGTTGCGAAGGATGAAAAAGAAGGGGCTTATTCCTCATCAATCCTCATCAAAACGTAGTAAAACCTCAACATGAAAAGTACCTTATTTTCTTCCTCATTCATACATCATCTCCCCTTTAGGGGAGATGAGTGATGAGGATAAGGTACAGAGGGGAGAAGTTCCTCCTCGATAAAAAGGAAGGAGTGAGAGAGATATGACAGATGAGACAAAGCCTTATGTTCGGTGGCTTGAAAGAACGGAGCTTGGAATGATGCGCCAGATGATTATAGAGTTGACGGAGTTGGTTCGTAAGCAGCAACGGGAGATTGAGGCACTCAAGAAAAAGGAGAAGGATAAATGAATGTAGATTATGGGTCTTTGATATCGGAGGTTGGGAAGTTAATTTCGGAGCGTGGGAAAAACTATGGTGAGCCTCTGGCTAACATGAGAGATATCGCTGAGTTGTTCAATGTGTATCTCAAAGGCAAGGACAAGGTTGAGGCTGTTGATGTTCCTGTGCTGATGATATTGGTCAAAGTGGCGCGACTAATGAAAACGCCTTATCATCTCGATAGCCATTCTGACATTATCGGATATGGGGGCATTGCCAAAGGTATTGCCATGAGGGAGAGGAAAAGTGGAAAAGCCAAATAGTTTTGTGCTGCAACATTCATGGTATGAGCAGAGGCGTGTCAACAAGGGTGACAG